TTTTTCCTCTTTTCCCTCTTTCTTGCCTTTTTTATCCACTGACTTTGCCACTTTCTGCAGATCTACAAATAAGTCTCTCCGAAATTTCATGCGGTAGATTCTCGGCACCGCTGCGGATGCCTTGAACTCCACCTCTTTCCCATCAATTACAACCGTTTTTCTCAGCATCTTTTATCCTCTCCTTATTTGCCTGTTATCTGTGCAGGTGCTGCTACTGTCGGAACATATACATTCTTATACCAATCTGCATAAGTGTTCTCTGCTGTATCCGGCCCGGTCTGTGCCTTTACCAGTCCGTCTGTCCTCGGACTGTTCGTGATGCTCAATGTCTCTGTGCCAGGCTCTACCGTCTCCTCTTTTGTCTCAGACTCAATAGAGGGTCTTGTGCAGGTGCAGTTATACAGGCATCTGCGGATTGCCTTTACATCTCCGTCAAACTCAAAGAGCAGCGCAAAAGGATTGGTACTGTTGTTCGCATTCTCCACCAGCACTTTGTTATTGTCCAGCGTCTCATTCAGGATTTCTACGCGGAACCAGCTCGGAATGATTGCCATCTCCAGGTCTCCGGAATATCCATTGTTTGCGCTTGCCACAAAGTATGCAATTCCGTCCGCATAAAAGGTGGAAATTTCCCCCTCTGCGTCCAGGCTAATGCTTACGGCACCCGGAATATTTTTCGGAGCAGCATACTCATAAGTGGTGCCCTCAGCTGCCACAGTTTCTGTCTGCTTTGCCACATGCACATTTTTGATGTTGTACTTGACCTTATTTTCTTTTCCAGTCATGTCTTAAACCTCCATTTCATAAAGTGACTCCCACATTTTCTCTGACTGCAGCCATTCTGAGGCTGTCTGCTCCCAGGCAATCCCATATTTGTCCAGGATTCCCTCCAGCTTTTCCTCCAGTGCCCAGTCTTTGTCATCTGTGTAGAGTTCAATATCCAGTTTCTTGATCTTGTGATAGGTCTGGCCGTCCGCAAAAAAATTATCTGTGCCCGGCACGATCCAGACCATAATGGGGAGTGGTATATCCTCCATCTCTTTCTGCGTAAAATGGTGGTACCTGAACGGTACCGCCATTTCTGTCAGCATCTGTTTAATTTGCTCCGGTGTCATAATCTTTTCATCAGCTCCTTTTCCAGCCTATCTGCTGCCTCCTCCTCTGCCGGCGCAATGTGCACTATGGCAGGAGTCCGCCCGCCGTTCCGGTTCTGGTGTCCTTTCTCCAGCAGATGTGTCAGGGCGTACTCCGGTTTTTCCGCATGGACAATCATGGTGTGGCGTGTCCTTTTGGTCTCCCCTACTCCATAGGTCCAGGATGCAGCATAGTCCCCGGTCAGCTCCGGGGAGTTTTTATTCAGCATTTTAGCCGTGTCTTTTGCTGCCTCTGCAGATACTTTCTCCACTACCAGACCTGCCTCAATGCCATAATCATCCAGCTGTTTCATAACTTCTCTTGCCAGATTGCCTATTTTAATCGCCACCGCCATTCCTCCCATCTTTGTATGGGTGTACTAATTTTTCCAGAGACAAATACAATGCCGGTGGCTCAGCATCATATTTTGGCTGCACCTGCAGAATCTGATAATGGCCGGCGCGGTCTTTCATCTCCGTATCATCAAATACCAGAGTGTCCCACAGCCAGTCCGTCTCATTTTCCAAAATGACCACATCATGCACCTCTATCATGTCTATGTCCAGCACTGACAGCGGCACCGCCAGCAATTTATCTACTTTGTCCCCTGCGGTCTTGGCCTGCCAAAAACGCTGCACGCCCACCGTCCGGTTTCCAAAACGGATATGCTCCATTTTTGTCCTGGTTATAGTGCGCTCATCCGCATCACAAATGGTCAGCAGGCCGTCTCCAAAATTTTCAAACTGTCTGCTCCCGATCCGCGGCATAGCTGTCCACCTTTCTGTCTATCTGCAGAGAGATGATCTCATCTCTGTAATTCTGCCAGAACTGAGGAATCTCCCCGGCCCTTGCATACATGACGTAATCAAAGAGGAGTGCCCTTTCCTGAGTCTCCTCATAGAAATTGCACTCCCCTATTTTCCCTTTGATGGCAGCCATTCCTCTCCGGACCATTCCCTCAATTTTCTGGTCTCCCAGGGTATCATCCCAGGTTATATCCAGATAATTTTTCACATCATTGAGGAGTGTTTTGTCCTTATCCTCTGCCATGGCTCATTTACTCCTTTGTCACAGTTACTTTATAGCTCTTTGTCTGCTCTCCATCAGTCACTTTCACTGTTACAGTATTGGCACCCTCGGACCAGTTTGCTGCTGCTCCGTTTGTCACTTTCACATCTCCCACCGTGATCTCAATTTCCGCTGTGGAGCTTGCCGGTACCGCTGTGATCGTGTTGGACGCATTCTGTGTGGTTACTGCATATGTCAGCGTTGCTGCAGCAAATTCAGGAGATAATTTCAGTGCACCCACTTTCAGATCTGCCAGTGCTGCATTATCCACTTTTGTTGCCTCTGTCTCGCTTACCACCTTAAAGCGTAACGGCTGGAGATCTTTGATGTCCAGAACCTGGAACGCATTGTTGTCCAGAGCGAAACCATGAGCATACAGCTTGATGAGGTAGACTCTCTCATCTTCCAGGAATCTGTACTCATCAGAGTATTCAATCTTTCCGTTCTTGGCCATTCCAACTCCCAGGAAATACTTGGTTGCCATACCGTATACTGCTTTTCCCTCCGGAACTGCTGCACTCTGAATGATTTCAGCGTCCACAGGGAGCACAGATGCATAGATTCCGTCCGGAGTCAGCATTCTTGTGGCTGGGAGCACTCTGCGGAAATAATCCACCGGATTGACCAGTAAAATGAGACCTGTGACAGTTCTTGCCTGTCCCTTGTCGTTTCTGGCCATGATTGCTGTGACATTTCCCATCTGTGTCATGTCCAGTGCGGTCATTTTGATAGCGTTTTTGTCCGGATATTTTCCTCCTGTCACTACAACGCCCTCTCCGACCTGCTTCATCATACCGATAGGCTCATCTTTTCCGGTGCCCTGTACAATACCGTACTCCAGTCCGTTTGCCAGCGCTTCATAGAGCACCTGGCGCACGTATGTATCCAGCCATGTAGGTCCTAAGTCCAGCATAGCCTTGGAAACCGGCAGAAATGCACTCAGTTTTTCCTGTGTTACATCTACCTCTTTGAATCCAGAGGTCAGCTCCTCGATGATCTTGGCGGTCAGCTTGCCCCATGCCGCTTTCTGCTCGCCGTTGGTGTTCATCATCATTCTGGTCAGGCCTGTCACTGTGGTTGCGTTCAGCTTGGACAGGAGCGGATGGTTTGTCTGGAGTTCATCAAATACAGAATCAATGATCGTCTCCGGCATAACCACCTCAACGTCATTGAGTGCCTGTTTCGGATCTGCAGATCTCATGGCCTCAATTATTTTTTCATAATACTGTTTTTCCTTAGAGGTCAGCTGACGCACGCCTCTCTGTGCCAGGATCGTTGCGTCCTGCTCTACCAGCATCTCTTTGGCCTGCTCCAGAACATTGTCCTCAATCTTCTGGCACAGCTCCGTGAATGCTTCGCTAAATGCTTTTGCATCGTCATCTTTGATGGCCTGGTTCATTTTCTCAACGATCTTGGCCTTTTCCATTGCTAATACGTCTTTATTCTTCATATCAGTTCTCCTTTACATATTTTTGAAAAAGTTTGCTAACTGGTTTTTGAGTTTCTTTTCTTCCGGCTCTGGTTTCTGAGTCGGCGCTGGAGGTTTTGGTTCTCCTCCCTGCTGCCGCATGGATTCCAGCTGCTCCCGGAATGATTTCTGCTGTGCGATCACTCCAGACAGCTGCTGCACACGGCTCATCAGCCTCTGCTGTACATCCTTATCATCGGCCTGATAGTTGTCTACCCGGTCAATGAGGCCGTATTCCAGAGCCTTGTCCGGCGTCAGGAATGTTTCTGCCTCCATCATGTCAATGAGCTGCTGTTCTTCCAGGTTTGATTTTTCCAGAAAGATCTGTCTGTTTGACTCCATGAGTGTATCCAGATCATCTGCAGCTTTTCTGAGTTCCTTGGCATTTCCGTCCACACTCATCCACATATTATGGACCAGAGCAGATGTTCCCAGTCCCATGACGCGCTCATCGCACGCCTGCAGGATCAGGAACGCCACGCTGTAGGCTACTCCATCCACATATCCAACCTTTTTGCAGTCCTTCTGTTTCAGCTGGCTGTAGATTGCCACACCCTCTTTGACAGATCCTCCATTTGAGTTGATATGCAGTTCAATGGTTGCCGTGTCAGGAATGGCCGCAAGCTGTTCCTGGAAATACTTGGCTGAGGTCTCTGATTCCTCATAGCTCCATGTGCTCCAATTAAACGTGCCGTATGCGGTTACATCATCATAAATGTATAATTTATGAGTATCATCTTCCGCTTTCTGAAAGCATACAAATACTTTATCCTGTCTTGGCATTCTTCCCACCTCCTTTCTGCTGTTCTTCCAGGATTTCCTGGATAGTTGAGTAGTTTTTCGTGATGAAATGCTGGTCTGCCCAGTCCTCGTCTATCGGCGTTTCTCCCAGTGCCCTCAGAATCATATTCACTGTATAGATTCCGGAACTGATGAGTTTATCCGCTGATGTTGCAATGTCAAACATATCAATATGCTTAACCCTCATGGTGTCAATCTGCAGTTTTGTTCCTTTCTGTATCCCGCTTTTTCCAATCCTCTTGCGGTTGATCTCCTGCATGAGCATCTGGGCCAGCGGATCCAGGCAGAACGTCAGCATCTCGTCCACCGCTTTCTCCGTGTCCTGCACATCTCCCTTGGCCAGTGTTGGCGGCATAGAGAATCCTCTGGCCGTAAAATCAAAAATGTCATCATACTGGCTCTTGATATCCCGGCTGGTTCCCTCGCTGTAGGTCTTTGAGCCAATATCTGTGTATGAGTACCCCTCAAACAATGGCAGGACGGCGTTTGGACTCTCAAAAAATGACTTAAAATATTCATTCATGAGTTTTTCCAGTTTCTCATTGAATAATTTGTCATTCTGTGCCATGGCCGAAATATCCAGGGTTCCCCTGCTGCCACGGCTTTTGAGATATGATTTTGCAGAATAATCAATCAACTTGCTGTATGAGTCATACAAGTTCTGTATGATTCTGTTCACATTCTTGTTGTTCAGAGTCCAATGGAGTACATCTGCACTCCGGAACGACCGCGAAAACGTATAGTCATCCACCTGTACATTGGTATAGGTGTCTCCATACAACGTGCTTTTTGTTACAGAGAAATTATCCGCCACCAGGAGCTGTCCGTCATAGCTCTCTACAATCAAAAGCTCATTATTCCGGAATAGCTGCTCCATGGCCTTTGACAGGAACTCTGCTTTGTTTTGGTT